AGGGATAGCTAGAGCACCTGGTCTCATGACTTCGAGAGCCAGACTCCTCTCGTTCAGACCCTTAGCATATTCTACAGGGACAGTGAAGCCGCCATCAGCAGAGGTCAGAGACATGCCGTGTACAGCCTTCATAGCTACTTCATACTGGGACAGGAGAGCTGATTTACTGCCTACTGCAGCCTGCTTGATATCGTTATAGAAGTGTTCCTCACACTCGAAACCACCGGTGAGGACCACCTTGTCTGCAGGGGCAGACTTAGTCATGATAGTAACTGACTTTGCATTCTCCTTGATAGCATCGACAGTAGCCTTGACTGCATCAGCCACAGCCTTCTCAACTACGTCCTTGGTACTCTTCTCAATCTCAGTCTTCTCTTCAGGAGTCATCTTTGTCATCCTTATGTGTGTACTTACCTAGGGTATTAGATCTCTGGGCATCTACCTAACAGTACAGAGAGACCTGTCTCTAGCAGATGTGATTCCCTAATCTAGTTTACCCTGCATCCTACGTAGTGTCCTAGCCACAAGACTAGGTATGTCTACACTACGGAGTATCTGGATGTAGTCTTTCACAAATGTGTCTGGGACTATCTGGTCTATGTCCTCGAAAGCCTTAGAGACAGCTAATACTTCTGCTTCCTCATTAATAGGAGTAGCACATACTGAGTATTCGAGAGCAGTCCACTTAGAGATCACTCTCTTTACTCCCTGAGACTTCTGTATAGGAGTAGGTTCTTGTATGTCACTGGGGACTAGAGTAAGAGACTTGCCTCTGAGTGATCCCTTCTGAATCATGCCAAATATGACAGATGCAGGCCATCTCTTAGAGATAGGCCAGTCTTTAGGTGGAGGATTATATTGAGTCTTAGCTATCCATCCGTCTACATTCTTATATGTAGTGTTTTTAATCCAAAGTGCTCTACCTACAGGGATAGACTTATGATCATAGTTCACTTGAGAGCCAGACTCTATGAAAGATGTCCAGTCTCCACCTGAAGCTAGGACCAGGTCTCCTACTTTGTCTGGAGTAGATGTCGTGATAGTAGAGATATCACATCTCTCACCTGGTATTAGATCAAACTTAGCAGGGATAGCTTTGAGTATGATAGTAGGTAGTGGTGTAGACATCTACTTACCCTTCCTAGACCAGTAGGTCCTGCTGGTCCTCTTACTACCTGGTGCTAGACCTCTAGACTTACGTACCTCGTCTATTGTGAGGACTCCGTTACGTAGGTCCTGATCTTCTTGTTTGAGTTTCATATCCTCATCGTCAGGAGAGGGAGAGTCAGACTCGACGTAGAGTCTGGGATCATACTTAGGAGCTAGACTATGATTGATCACATCATCTCTCATGTCGAGTCTGGGTGTGACAGACTGTCTAGCATACTGTTTGAGAGCAGCGTCTAGTTCTGCTCTACTACGGAGAGAGTCAAAGAGTGCAGGAGGTATACCAAATGCATTGAGTATCTCTGTCTTATTTGATAGATATCTGGCCATCTGCTCAGAGTCTGCAGCAGAGAAACCTAGAGGTGTGACATCCAGAGGGATACCAAATGGAGTTATATGATCTTTACCTCCTTTGGTAAAGAGTGCATGCATCTTCAGAGATAGTGAGTCTATCTGTTGATCTGTCAGCATAGAGTCAGCACCTTTAGGTGTGACTAGAGCAGAAGGTCTAGCAGCATTGTCGAGAGTCTCAGCCTGTCTGTTCTTGTCTTTTGTGAGGAGTGCAGAGGGTCTGAGACATGCCATGAGAGGACTGAAACCTAGTCCGTAAGGATCCCAAGGATTTGTGAATCTAAAGAGTATCATCTCCTCGGGGACCAGAGTCTCTGTGAGATAGGTATAGCCAGTGATGTCATTGCTGATAGATGTAGGGGTAGTATTTCTGATAGGATTGACATCATAGTTAGGGAGTAGCCATAGTTCAGATGGAGAGAGGACTCCACCTACTATCCTCCAGTATGCAGTACCGTAGATCTCGAGATACATTTGAGTGAGTTTCATCATCTCCATACCAGACATCTTAGGATTTGGATGGTCTAGGATAGTTTGTAGAGGATGATCTGGTAACTCTTCTCCCTTAGGGTCATAAACTCTGGTGTAGGAGGCTGCACAAGAGTTAGAGTTTCTCTCTATGCAGGAGTAAACTACATCGAAAAACTGAGAGAGGAGACTAGGATTATCCTTGAAGTGAGTATTTAGACCCCATCCTCTGTAGGGTAGAGAGTTTCTATTACCTATGTAGGACTTGTAAGATATAAGAGAGGATAGGAGAGTCTTTAGCGACATGTTAGTAATCTTCTCCTACATGATCCCATGCTGGTCCTTCTTCATCTTGGAGATATTGTTCCTGCATCTTCTGGAGATACTCTAAGTACTGTTCTGCTCTCTCCTTATCGACGAGAGATGTATCTGCAGGAGGAGGTAGTTCTTTAGGCATAGGAGTTAGATGCCAATCTCTGAGATGTCATATACATAGAGATGTTATATGAACATCTATCACATAGTATAGCATTCTTATCCCTGGGGATAGGAGACCCACATAGTGGACATGAGTGTGCAGAGATGATTATACGCATCTGATGATCAGGAGTCAGATCAGATCTGATCTTTCTCAACCTACTACTCCTCTCTTCTTTAGAGATGCTATGAGATATCTGAGAGCATCCAGACAGTGATCGTTTCCGTCTGCAGGAGCATCTGTCCTCTTATCATAGACATAGTTTGCATCTTCTGTAATAAGCATAGAGCATTTGTTAGAGATAAATAGATGATCTGAAGATAGGAGACCATTGACTGCATCTACTCCAAACAGGATGTTGTTCTCCGCCTTAGATGTAGATAGATCATTCTTGATCAGTTCTCTAATATTCTCAGGATCATCTGGAGGAGCAAACCACATAGCTCTCCTGGCCATAGGGAGCTTCTTGATCATATTGCAGTGAATCTCTATAGGAGTCTCAGATGCTGTATGTTCTCCATAAACATAGAGTATGTTGCCATGTGTTGACTTATAGACTACTCCGAGTATAGCTGCAAATCTGTCCTTCCAGCCAAAGTCAATACCTCCGTAATACTGACCAGTAGGAGGGATAGATATATCTGGTATGACATTGTCTTGTAATCCTGGATATACTTTACCTTCTGCTGCTACCCACTGACCGAGTACTAACCTACTACGAGATACACCTCTGAGAGAGTCTAGTGATGAGAGATAATCTGTAGGGAGATAGGTATTCTCGAAAGAGTTTGTAGTGATAATCTGGGTATCAGGTGCAGGATCTCCAGAGATACCAAACCTACGAGCTAGATGATGTAGAGGACCACCAGGGTTACAGGCTAGATTGAGCTGTCTACCTGCAGGTGTATCTAATCTTATACGACCTAGGAGAGCATTGTACTCGTCTTCAGATAGTTCTAGAGCCTCATCTACGTTGGCACCAGTGCACTCTATCGATCCGATCTTCTGAGAGTCCAGACCCATAATAATAATCTCTCCTCCCCCCGTGATAGTGACTACTTCAGCGGATCTGGAGTATTGATACATATTCTCTGGGAGTATCTGAAATAGAGTCCTGAGAGTGCTCTGAGCCATAGACGAGTGAAACTTACGACATAGGAGTTCTCTCGTATTAGGATAAGATGCTCTGACTAATGTCTTGTAACATAGTGCGTATGTCTTACCAGCACCATAGGCTCCTGAGTATAGACATTCTTTGGCTGTAGACTCTAGGAACTCCATCTGCTTTGGTAATAGTTCTACTTCGAGAGTTTGCATAGATCATAATGTGTTCTTAGCGCTAGTATCACTGGCAGGAGGAGGCAGATTTGCAGGAGTAGGGATAGACATATTAGTACTGTATGTATCTGGCTCATCTGGATCTCCCTTACGCAGTCTCTTAGACTTAAAGACCATAGTTATACCCTCGGAGTTTGTGAGTGATACCTCGTTATAGGTAGGCACACCTCCGAGTCCTCTTTCTATAAGTATCTTCTGAGCTGCCTCGGATCTGGGTGTCTCTCCTAGTGCTCTCTTCCAGAGTAGTTCCCATAGTTCCTTGATCCTCTCTGGAGTACATGACTGTTGGTATAGCAGATACCATATCTTCTTACACGGAGGCTGAGCACCATGAGGACTTAGTACTGTACCAGGAGCTATCTCACCTTTATGTCTATATACTCCGTTGCGATCTCTCTTGTATTCTCTGGGTACACCATTTGGACCAGGGAGTATTTTGATATCAGCGTTGATCTGTGTAGAGGCTACCTCTACTCTATTCACATAATTTTTAGCCTGGCTCTCCTCGCTCATCTTTTTAAATCCTCATCGTAGACAGGCGTTTAAACACAGATACAGACAGAGATTCAGAGTATCTAATAGTTTCAATCTGGGATAGATGTAGAGGGTTGTGAGAGTCTTTAGCATAGTTGTTACCTATCATAGCAGGTCTAGTAGAGCCTACTTGTGGAGCAGATCTCTTTAGAATATGATCAGGAGACTGTTTATATCCCTTGAGAGTCAATGTACCCTCCTCTCTCTAGAAGATCGTACTCTTCTTTATGATACATCCTATTGTGAGAGACCATCATAGAGTGATGTAGTGTCTCATGTCTCAGATGATAGTCACAGAACTTACAGTAGCATATCTCACCTATGTTGACATATAGAGGATGTGCAGTAATAGTTTGAGATGTACTTTCACATGATTCTTCACATGAGACCTCACAGGCAGACTCACATCCTACATCTCCTCTACCTCTGGCTGATCCTGGGAGTGTACTGAGGTCCATGGAGAGACTGAGAGGATGGGTATGTATCTCTCGAGTCATGTATGATCCCCAGGGGCCTCATCTGCACAAGGTTATAAGGTACTAGACATAGTAATCAGCCTATGCACTCTTGTTTGAAGTGTGGGATGATAGTGTATGTAACTACTCTGCACTCGAGAGGTTACATGTACTTGAGCTCTCGAGTCCTTCTCTTGTCTCACTAATTCCAGATAAATAAGTCTTTCATACTCTTTCATATCTCTTATTTGGAGGTATAGCTTTGCCGAGCAAAGCGAGAGCTATACCGACCTCCTCCGAGAGTTAGAACTGGTATACTATTTCTACTTAGCCATCCAAAGTTATCAGTGTCAATAGTACTCTCTTTTTAATTCTTATTAAGTTCCAGGGGTTCTCTCCCCCTCCTTTAATGGTTCCCCCTCCAGAGGTAAAGGAGGTCTACTAGTTCTAAGCTTTAGAGATACAGGAGAGATTGGAGATTATCTTTGAGATGTCTGATAAATGAGTGATAGAACCCCCTCAAAGAAGGAAGGTGTTACCCCCACTAACGCATTCGTAGACTGGATATGTTTATAAAGCCTTTATAAAGAGGAGAGATAGTAGACGTTATAAAGTGATATACTCTTCCCCCTGTCACTGAACATCTCTCAAGACTTCTGGACACTGGATGGGCCAGGCCCACAGGGTGGTCTGTGTACGGGCTGTCATCGATGTTTACAGTATGGTTATGATGGACTCAGGACAGTAGGCGAGAGGGTTAGCTAGGTTGTTCGAGCTATCTCTTGAGATATATAGTCTATAGCTGGAGTATCATGTGCTTTAGTAGCTAGATCTAGAGCAGCTTGTAGGAGATACTTAGATACTATCCCTTTCTTAATATTCTCTTCATGTGCTATAGTGTGCATAGAGTCACAGACTATCTGGTAAGCTAGTAGTTCTCCAAAGGTAGGTTTAGGTCTCTCGTCATCCCAAACTAGTTTGTCATAGGATGCTTCTGTCTCTTCTAGCTTTCCAAAGTATCTGACGTTAGGAAGTAAGTGACCAAGTGCATGACTTAGAGTGCCCATTAGTAGTACTCCGTAATTAGGAGACGACCACCACCACCGTCACCACCAGCATAGTTAGTAGTGTCATCTGAAGCTGCTCCTCCCCCACCAGCACCGTAACCTATAGCATTGTTACCAACAGCATTGGGACCTGCAGCAGCAGCTGCTGAACC